AATAGTGAATTTAGTGCCAGCAGGCATATTCACAGCAGTTGCACCAGTGATTGCTAGAGTCATTTGGCGGTTATCCAAATAGAATTCATTAGACGAATCATAGGTAGAAACAGTGTGAGACTGATTGCCGTTAATGGTTAAGCCTGTAGTGCCGTTTGCTTCTAGGTTATTGATGTACTCTGCGCGCATAGTCTCAAACGTTGAAAGGTTTGGAACTTGAGCACGTGTAAGAGCATCGCTAACCAATACATCACGAGAGGCAGTTTGTAGATCTTTTGCCACTTTGTTGTAATGCGGGATTGATAGGCATAGCTTTTTGTCATAACGGCCTAGGCCAGCGTTAAGCATCTTACTTTCAGCTAAGATAGCGTCATCGTAAGAGAAGTCACCAGTTAAGGATAGAGTCATGTTTGCGCGGTTACGCATAGTCTCATATGCTGCGGTATCCACTGCAATAGCAATATCTTTGGCCATACCTTTTTTAGCACGCTCCAAGCGCATTGGGTCGCGCAAGTCTTTAGTGCCGATACGGGTAAAGATGTGCTTAGCCTTATTACGGCGTACAGGAATGTTGCGATCAACAATATCCTGCTCATTACCAGCAGTTGAGGCAAAGCCATCAGTTACAGTAAAGCGCGTTTCTTGTGGAATCCATACGGTATCAGCACCGTTAGAATCAGAAGTACGGCCCTTATCTGCGTCCATATCCATATCATAAGTGTCTAACGACTTAGATAGTGACAAGTTAAGCGAGGTTGTTTCGGCTGTTTCCTCGAAGAGGGTAGCCATTTTATCTTTAGAAAACGAGTTAGGCATTATGTTATTCCTTATGAGCTTTTAAGTTTTTTCTTAGCATCAGCGACTTTCTTGAAGTTCGCCACACTGGAATCTTTAGCATAAGCTTCACGGGCCTTTTCAAGCTCACGAGCTGCTGCGCTTACCGAACCAGTACTGCTAAGAGTGGGTTCTGGTTTTGTTTCAATCTTTGCGGGTTGACGAACCTTAACTTTACTAGCTGCTTTTTTAAGAATTGCCGCGATTTCCATTTGGTTTTTGGCTGCTTCAAGCTCAGCCTTGACCTTTGGAAGTTTATTAACAGCATACATTGCTTTTGCGTAATCAATATCCATGGCATGGGTTAATGCGATTACGCCCGCCTTAATGGTTTTGCCATTAGGGAACTTGGACTCTAACCACTGATCAACTTCTGCCTCTGCTTCATCGTAGTCAGGTAGGTGCTTTCGCAACTCTAAACGACTCTTATCAGCGTGGAACTCCTGATCATCACTAAGCTGTATTTGCTGCTCTGCTTGCTCTTGTTGCTTTGGTGCTGGCTTAAGGCCTGACATCTTCTCTTCATATTGGCTCAACGCATCTGCGTAATCTTGAGCGTCAATAAAATCAGAAGGGTTTGGCTTCTTACCTACACTAGCTTCAAAAGCTAACTTCTCCGCGCGCTCTAAACGCTCTTCTAGTTCGGCCTGTTTTCGCTGGGCTTCTTCTAGCTCTGCATTCTTACGCTTGCGCTTCTCACGTTCTTCTTTCCAAGCAGCCCGCATTTGGGCTTCTGTCATCTCACCGCTTTTAGGCTCTTCTTGCTGGTCGCCTTCATCTTCAATATAAACCGTTGGCTGATCTGTGCTTTCCGCTTCTTCGGCCTGTGGTGTTGCCTCAGTTGCTTCTAGTTCCTCTGATTCAGTCACCACAACTTCATCAGGTTGAACGCTTTCAATTTCTACTTCGGACATATTTCCAGAATCCATATTGTTTCTCCGCTCATATGGTCAACGTATACGCTGCATTTATGGGCGCAGCGGTTCCTATTCATGTATTTTATAGGATTGGCCAAAACTTACAAGCATCAGCGAATTTTGGTAGTTTTTGCCAATGATTTATAAATTCTAGGTGTTAGAGTAGGCCTTAAATTAGCAGAGAGGGGCAAATAATGCCTTGTTATGACTCAAGAGTAACTGAAGATACAGACCGTAAATCCAAGCAAAACAAATGGCTATCAAGCGCCTTATGCGCAATTCTGAACGAGCTTGAGCGCCGTGATATATGCGAGAGCGTGTTGGCAGAAGCTAGCAGAAGCGGACTAATTGGGCTTGTAGATTTTTGGGCGCACCACAAGCAAGATGATGTATCAAGACTAGCAAAAGAGCTGCACAAATACTCAAAAGACGAGCAGGCTGTTCTTAAGAAGCTTTTAAGCACACCATAAACGAGAGGAGAGGAAGGGATGGAAAAAGGTTGTTTTTATTTGTTAATAGGAAGTGATGGCAAGGAATACGTTTTTAAATGGGACGGCCTATCATGGGTAGATAGTCTATTTGGATTAGTTCCTAACAGCTTATCGCAATCAATGCACATAGCTGGAAGATTATGCTTGGCCGATAGCAGCTCATAGACTACCGCGCGCCATTCACAGCATGAATGGCTAAACTTACATATATAGATTTGGTGAATGTATGATAGATGAACGAAAGGTATTACAACACAGCAAAGAGCGTTGCTATGTAGGCATTACTATAGGTGTTATTGTTTCATTAATACAATGGGACATAATGCCATTTTTTATTGGCGGTCTATTTTCACTAGCCGCGATGACTGGATATTTTGACTTAAAGAGACTCATAAAGAAGGAGATAAAAAGGCAAATTAATTAAAACGATGAATAAGGGGCTTAACGCCCCATCATTGCATTACTAACCTTTAGCTGTTGATCAATTAGCTCACCCTGAGTTTTAACCTGTGTATTCTCAATGGATACACCAGCCTTAGCAGCATCAATCTTAACCTTCTCGCGGTCAGTTATGGCTTTGAATTCATCAATGCGAATCTTCTGAGCGTCATTGACTTCATTTTGAATAGCTGCTTGACCTTCCATCATGCGGGCCTGTGCTTCTGCTTGAGCTAACATAGCCTGAGGGTTTTGCTGATTCTGTTGAGCTGCTTGCATTTGTTGCATAGTACGTTGTGCAAATTGGCGCTCTTCATCGTTTTTAAGATCTGGGTCGATACCTTCCATCATCATAATCTTAATCTCATTAAAGCGTGCCATCTTACGAGCTGCGGCCATGCCTTCACCTGTGGTTGATTGGATAGCAGACATAAGCACGATCTGGCCTTGAGGTGTGCTAGTGTCGGTATATTGCAGTAATTCCTTAGCACCTGCCAAGTCCGCTTCTTTCTGCGATTTGTGAGACTCGCCTACTTTAACGGTGACATCATACTTACCACGAGCAGCGTTCCTATATGGCCCAAAACCTTCATCAGTAACAGCATATTCTAAAGTCTTAACCTGACTATATGAGCCATCGGGGCCTTGAATACGCAAAGTCTTTGAGCCTGAGAAGTAAACCATTTGAGCTGCTGGAATCCATACCTTACATAATGCCTTGATGGTTTGAACTGCATTCTGGAATAAAGGCTGGAACGCATCGTCTTGACGTTCATTAACCTGCTGGATAGCGGCTGCTGCTGTATTACTTGGCAGTGTGCTTTGTCCAGTACCGGATTGCTCTGCCATGTTCTGCTGTAGGTATTGAAGGCCACTAGCTAAACCTGAGCCTATTTGCGGAGGCATATGCTTACCGATAGGGCCAACATGTGTGATATTGCCGTTAGCATCCCTGATAGGGTCAGACAGTAGGAAAGCAGGATTATCTAAATCCTTGTTCGCGTGGAAGTTTGCATGTCGATTGATTTGCTCTGGCGTATATTCTGGAATCTCTTTCTGACTCTGAGCCATGATCTCCATAAGAGCGCCAAAGCCCATGTTTTCAAAACGCTGACTATCACGCTGGCGACATACTTCACCGCAATAGTACTCAATGCCATTAATGACTGTGTGATAACCGTACTGAGGCACAATAGGGATAGATTTAAACGGCGTCTTAGTTGGCTTAATTAGGAATTTATCACCTGAGATTAAAGCGTACTCAACATATTTGACCTTGCGCTGTGATTGCTCATACTCAAATGCTTCGCGCAATTCCGACAGTTCATCACGTTTAACGCTATTACCGAACTGGTCTTTAATGCCGTCACCAGTAGTGATAATCAGATCAATACCTTCTTCTGTGAACTTGTACTCAGTTAAGGTCTTTTCAATCACCTCGTAATAGTGAGCAACATAAACATCCTTCGTGCTATCAGTCTTCCAATCAAATAGACCGCTATCAGTCGCATCAGGGAATGAAGAAAAGTCTACGCCGTATGTTTCTTCTGTTTCTTTGCGATTAACTCGCACAAGGTGCCATGCTTGCTTAGCGTCTTGCTTATCCTTACGAATAGCGCCTGCACTAAATACAACCGAACTAGGGGCTGAATAGATAGGCTCAATACATAAATATTGATTCTCAGGCTTAGGGTCTTCCTCGTCTTCATACTTTGCAACTAACTTAACAGCACCAAAACCACCAAAGAACGCTTCATCTGCTGCATTGTTTAGCGCCTCAATACCATCCGACATATTGAAATCATTGCGCCAACGACCTTGTAATAAGTCTGCATCTTCATCCGTTGCAATATCACTAGCACTAGCAATGCGCGCATTCATTTCCATGCGCTGATACTGACCAAGCAAGCGGTTTATATTCTTGAATAACTTATTGTTTTCAGGCTTAGGTTTATTTGCGAACTGCTCAGCATCACTACCAGCCCATTGAGCGCCTGCAATCTTGGCAAACTGGTTATCCTTGAGGCACTGCTCATTGACATCATTGCTTGAGCCTAGAGCCTCTCTAAAATCTATTAAGATTTCTTGTGTGTCTTTCATTTGTTCACCAATGATTCCT